GTCCGCTCGGTAAACTGCCGATTTTTCTGGCTGGTCCAGCCAACGGAACAACTTCACATTCCACACATCGGCATTCACGGATGTGTCGATATCCGACAGGCCCGCCTCTTCTACCGCTTCCTTGATTGCAAGAGCGACCGCCACGCGGCCCTCTGCTGCTGCCCAGGCGCGAACGGCAGAACAGATGGCGCGGTGATCAACCTTCGGAGTATCCAGCTCGGTCTGGTGACACTGGAATTTCATGCGCTCTGTTGGCGCTCTGTTATTCTGTTGAAAAGAAAGTGTTTGCATGGCTATGGCTCCTGCTGAGGTAAACCATCGGTTGGGTTTGGGTAGATGTCTTCACGCGTTTGATGTGGCGTTATGCTCCACCCAAGAACCTTGCAAAGCGGAATTACACGATTGGCCGGCACCTGGCCGCTCAGCCAAAGGCTTACGGTTTGCGGCGTAGTACCAAGCGCAATAGCAATATCTGTTTGGCTCATTTGCGTGCAGATCAGGCGCTTTAATTCGGGGGTCATATGGTCTCCTTTTCGTTTCAAGGAAAACTATACATACAACCTTCAAGTATTTCTAGTTTTTCTTGAACAAGTCTTGAAGTGATGTTTTCAAGGTAGGTTTGTAAAATGGAATGCATGAAAGAAGAAAATAAGAACTTTGCCTTCCGCATTAACCAAGTGCTTACACAGACTGGCTGGAACCTTTCAGAGCTGGCCCGTAGAGTCATGGTTAGCCCTCAGGCAACTCACCAATGGTCCAGAGGTGATACAACGGCCAGAGGGGAGCGTCTTAAGCGCCTATCAGCCGCTACTGGCAAGCCCGGTCACTGGTTCTTTCTCCCGCCGGGAGAGGAGCCAACGGAAGCCGAACTGCAAGAATTAGCTCGCGCCACGCCCCTTAATGATAAAGAGCAGGCGCTATTGGCTTTATTCAATCAAATGCCTGAAGCTGAAAAGAATCGTCTTATCGTTCACGCGAAGGGGGTTCTAAGAGAGCTCGACCTTCTGAAGGGCGATGTGGCGGACATCATCAAAAACATTTCGAACTAAAAATTCTTTAACGCACCTACATATGCGTCCCTTCTCACGCCTCAAATTTAAAGTTTTTCTATAAATCACCTTTACACATTCTAGATAAACTTGTAATGTTTCTACATCGACAACAAGCGCACCGTTGTCAGGTTAAAGAAACGTTCCGCCAGCCTGGCGACAAGGGCAAAGAGGACTCAATGACTCAAAACATGCACACCATGCTCCAAGGGGAAAATTCAGTATCAAAATCTGAAATCGAATGGGCCCAGTGGAATCGTCGTTTACGCCAGTGCCTTGGAAGAGATTTTGACGAAAACGGAATTGCCTTCGATCTGTACAAAGATGGCTGCTCCCCGGAAGAAGCAGCGCTGGAAATGAAGGAGTCAAACTATGACTGATTTCGCACGTAAACCAGCACGGCAGCAGGCCGTAAAACTGAACTGGATGGAAGTGATGGTTCGCCGCTTCTGTTACCTCTTGGCACAGAAGGGGAATCCTGATGTGTAACTCGAAAGAATGCGCGTACTGCCGCAAACCAATCGAGCAAGGGAAAGAAGTTAAAAACGTACTGCTCTTCATCCGCGGTGCCCAGCTGGCGCGCGAAGAACTCGATTATTGCTCCAAGCGTTGCGCTTCGTACGACCAGATGGCCCACGAAGCCTAATTAAATTATCTGAAATATCGCACCAAACAAAACGCCCGTTATTTGGGCAGGGATTCTTACAACCTAAATTCAGGAAACCGGAAAATTATGAAAGTTATTAACGTTAATTTAAACATCAAGGCAATTAACAAAGAGATCGCGCTGTTCAACTGCGATGAAAAATTCTCTGGCGTTATTCATTCCACCTCGAACGGAGCAACCACTGTCGTCCTTGATGGCGGTTACATCCTCGGCGAGTTCGACTGCCCACACTGCGCCGTAACTGAGCTTTCCCTTCTTTCAGCCAACATCACCACCGGTGACAAAGCTGGGTTTGGCGATTATCGCAACTATAAGCAGGAATTCGCGGGCCGTATTTTTAAAACCATCCATTAAGCGAAAGCCCACACAAGGTGGGCCTCCCCGTCCGGTACCACCGACCAAAGCGAACCGGACTTTAGCTAAATAACCTCAGGCGGGTTGAATAGCCGCTTGGGATATTACATCCAAAATGAGGATCTGACATGGAATATTCTCACTTAATTCCGGCAACGCAGAAATCAGGAAAGCCTGACGCTTATATCTGGTTCACCGCCGCGACAAAATCCCGCGCCGCGCTGATGCTGGATGTGGCGCTGGAAGATGCAGGCATCGAAACCGGTCGTGGTAAAGACTACGGCAAACCGATTCGCACCGACATGCCGGTTGTGGACGACCTTCCTGAAGAAGGTGTCGTCTGCTTCGAGTTCTGTAAGCGGTACGCCCTGGCCGACGACCAACGCACCTGGAACGTTATTCCGGGTAGTGATGACCGTGACAAAGCTGGAACAGAAGCTCAGTCCGGCACTGATGCCTTAAACCAGTTGCGTGCCAATTTTGTAACCCCGCGCCACACCCTGCCTGCAGTCCAAACCGATGCGGAGCTGCCTGCCGCGCCGGTAACTAACGTTGATACTCCGGTTGAGCCTGATTACTGGTATGAGAACGGCCTGCGGGTCCTCAAAGGCGGAGACGAATTTACTCGTTACGCGGTATGCAAACTGCCATTCCGTCAACAGCTGCTGGCTCAACTGACGGTGGACGAACTGCGCCATCATGTCACCCGCGGCGAACATGCGGAACTGCATGCGCTGGAGATGGATACCGACAACAGCTATGTCCAGACGCTTCTGCTTGCTGCTGAAAGCTGCGCTGAGATTAAGGCTTTCGATACCAAAGACCTGTGGCGCTACACCAACGCCATTCGGAAAGTGTTTAGCGTGGACAAACGCCATGAGCTGGGCCTGCTGCTGCAGTTCACTGAAGCCTTCGTAACTACCCCATATATCGACCGGGGGATCCTGACGCGCGAATGGGCCGCCGGCAACCGCATAAACCACGTGCAGCGCACCGACGCTGGCACTAATGCCGACGGCGGGTATGTCACTGACCGCGGTGAAGGCGCGCACCATACCCTGGAAACGCTGGATCTGGAGATCGCCTGCGCCCTGCTGCCGATGGACTTCAACTATCGAGAAATCCCGGGCAGCATCGCCCGCCGCGCCAAAGAAATCATCGCGAACAAAGAAGAACCTTGGAAATCGTGGAGTAAAATCCTGCGCAACCAGCCTGGCGTTCTGGCGGTCAACCGCGCAGCCATCTTCAACCTGGTGCGCATCGCGCCTGAGAATATCCACCTTAACCCGGTTGCTCACCTTGAGTTCGTTAACCGGACGATGACGGCTGAATTCAACGCTGCAACTGAGTTGCTGCCACTGTCTGCACCAGTTGAACCTGAAATTGATAGCCAATTTGTTGATGGGCAACTGGCGGCCGACCGCGGCGAATTCGTGGAAGGCATCAGCGACCCAGCCGATCCAAAGTGGGTTAAAGAGGACCTGACCGCCGCCAGCGAGCCACAGGTCGCAAACCTCGGCGGCGGCATGTTCGCCATCGAAGGCCTGATGAACGAAAAACAACCACAAAACGATGACCGCTCACCGGTTACTGAGGAGACCACCAGCGATGTGCAGATGGAAACGACTGACCCGGCGGAAGGAGAAGCTGGTAACCCGGTTCAACCAGGCGAAAGCGCTGATGCAGCTGATCCGCAAACAGTTGCCCTGAGCCCGGCTGAGGTGCTGGCCGCCGCGGCGCCGAGCCTGGTTAACCACGATCAGGCCGATGTTAACCAAAAAGCCGATTCTGTCAGCCAAAACAGCGATTCTGTAAACCAGAACGAGCCAGAACCGGCACAAAACGAGCCAGAAGTTAAGCAGGACGAGCCAGCCCCGGAATACCCAGCCTACTTCGAACCGGGTCGCTATGAAGGCCTGCAGAATAACGTGTATCACGCAGCGAACGGGATCAGCAGCACCCAAGTGAAAGATGCCCGTGTCAGCCTGATGTACTTCAACGCGCGCCACGTCGCCAAGACCATCCCACGCGAAGGTTCCAAAGTGCTGGATATGGGCAACTTGGTGCATGCGCTGGCGCTGCAGCCGGAAAACCTCGATGAAGAGTTCAGCGTGGAGCCGGTGATCCCGGAAGGAGCCTTCACCACCGCGGCGACCCTGCGTGCCTTTATTGACGAACACAACGCCAGCCTGCCGGCGCTGCTGAGCGCTGACGATATCAAAGCGATGCTGGAAGAGCACAACGCAACCCTGCCCGCGCAGGTGCCGATGGGCGGCAGCCTGGAAGAAACTGCACAGAGCTACATGACGCTGCCAGCTGAGTTCCAGCGTATCGAGGCAGACCAGAAGCAGACCGCTGTCGCGATGAAGGCCTGCATCAAAGAGTACAACACCACCCTGCCCGCACCGGTGAAAACTAGCGGCAGCCGCGACGCGCTGCTGGAGCAACTCGCAATCATCAATCCTGACTTGGTGGCGCAGGAAGCGCAGAAACCGGCACCGCTGAAAGTGTCCGGCACCAAAGCGGAGATGATCCAGGCGGTGAAGTCCGTGAATCCGGATGCTGTATTTGCTGACGAACTGCTGGATGCCTGGCGCGAGAACCCGGGCGACAAAATCCTGGTGACCCACCAGCAGATAGAAACGGCGCTGGCCATTCAGAAAGCGCTGCACGAGCACCCGACCGCAGGAAAACTGCTGCTGCACCCTGATCGCGCTGTCGAGACGAGCTATTTCGGTATCGACGAAGAGACCGGGCTGGAAATCCGCGTGCGCCCGGATCTGGAAATCGACATCGACGGAGTGCGGGTCGGCGCCGACCTGAAAACCATCAGCATGTGGAACGTGAAGCAGTCCGGCCTCCGCACCCGCCTCCACCGGGAAATCATCGACCGCGATTATCACCTCAGTGCGGCCATGTACATGCAGACCGCTGCCCTGGATCAGTTTTTCTGGATTTTCGTCAACAAAGACGAGGGTTACCACTGGATCGCCATCGTCGAAGCCAGCGAGGAGTTGATTGAGCTGGGGATGCTCGAGTATCGCCAGACGATGAACCGGATCGCTAACGCGTTCGACACTGGCGAGTGGCCAGCACCAATCACCGAAGACTACACCGACGAACTGAACGACTTCGACCTGCGCCGCCTTGAAGCGCTGCGTACTCAGGCATAAGGGGGATGACGATGGAAAACATGAATATCGTAACCGCGGAGCAGCAGGCTCCAAACACTATCTCTGCCAGCAACGCCATCTTCAATGTGCAGGCATTAACCCAGTTGCAGGCTGTTGCCGGTTTGATGGCTCAGGCTGCCGTAACGGTTCCTGAACATCTTCGCGGCAACCCAGCCGACTGCATGGCCATCATCATGCAGGCGATGCAGTGGGGGATGAACCCGTACGCGGTGGCGCAGAAAACGCACCTGGTCAACGGCGTGCTGGGTTACGAAGCGCAGTTGGTAAACGCGGTGATCTCCAGCTCCAACGCTATTGTGGGCCGCTTCCACTATGAGTACGAGGGCGACTGGTCGAAATGCGCCAGCAGCCGTGAAGAGATCGTGAAGAAGCCGGCGAAAGGCGGCGGGACGTACGACAAGAAAGAAATGGTACGCGGCTGGACCAGCGCTGACGAACAGGGCCTGTCGGTTCGTGTGGGTGCCGTCATTCGCGGCGAAAGCGAGATCACTTGGGGCGAACCGGTGTTCCTGTCCAGCGTGATTACACGTAACTCTCCACTGTGGATTTCGAACCCTAAACAGCAGATCGCTTACCTGGCTCTCAAATACTGGGCGCGCCTGTACTGCCCTGCGGTCGTGCTCGGCGTGTATACCCCGGATGAGGTGGAGCAGCGCGCCGAGAAGGAGATCAACCCGGCCCCCGCCCAGCGCGTGAGCCTGGCTGACATCAAAGGTGACACCGTAACAACCACCCACAGCGCGCAGGAATCGGCGGCAAACGTTGACGCTATGGCCGATGAGTTCCGGGATCGCATTGAGGCAGCTCAGGGCGTAGATAACGCCAAAGCAGTTCGGGCCGATATCGAAAGCGCCAAAAATGCGCTGGGTTCTGCCCTGTACACCGAGCTGAAAAACAAGGCCGTGAAGCGTTACCACCTGGTGGATGCGTATAACCGGGTCGAGGCGGCAATTAACTCCCTGCCGCAGCCCGGCGAACCGGATGGTGCCGAGCGCTTCGAGGAAGCTGAACGCGTGCTGGCGTCGGCAAAGCGTCATCTGGGCGACGAACTGCACGATAAGTTCAGCATCACCCTGGCAGATATGAAACCGGAATACGTGGCCTAAGGGAGGCGGGAGGGTTCGCCCTCCCGGTAGAGAAATTATGCGATTAATCAACCGCAGCACACAGTCACCGCTGGCGCGTAAAGCCTGCGACATTGCCCTGGCGGCCCACGCAGAACGCTACGGCAATTACGGACGCAGCCGGATGAAAGAGACGTACACGGTGCGAGTTGAAGGAGTGAAGGTCTGGGTGGAAGTAGTGAACCGTAAGGCGAGCTATGTGGCCACGGCGATGACCGGCATGCGCCGCCTGCGATCCTTGCCAGGGCAGATCGCCTGATATTGAAATATCAATGTTTAACAACCGGCATCTTTATAATGATGTCGGTTACCTGAGGTGAAAGATGGCACAGGTGATTTTTAACGAAGAGTGGGTGGTTGAAGCGAAGCTGTGTGAGAGAACGGGACTCTCAAAGCGGCAGGTAACCTGCTACCGCGCTCATCGCTGGATCGAAGGTATTCATTTTAAGCGTGTAACCCAGACTGAAGGAGATAACAACTCTCCGCGGGCGACACTTTGGTACAACTTCCCAAAGATAAACAGTTTCGTTCAGGAGCAGTGACGTGGCGCCAACGGGTGTTGAAATTCACAATGGCAAGATTCGGATATGGTTCATTTATCGAGGGGTTCGTTGCCGGGAAACGCTTAAAGGCTGGCTGGTGACGAACGCCAACCTCAAAAAAGCAGGCCAGCTCAGAGCGAAGATCACCAGTGATATCCAGATGGGGATATTCGATTATGGCCTGCAGTTTCCTGGCTCTAAAGCAGCAAAAAAATTCTCAACTACATTGAGGATTAGTACCTTCCAGGAACTTTGCGATGAATACAGCGGAACAAAAGAGCTTGAGATGTCCTACGCATCAGCACGGAACATGCATTCCATCATCAAGATTCTGCTGCGGATCGTTGGTAGCGAAACTCTGATAACCGATATTCAACAGATCGACATTCTGAGATACCGGAAGGAATTGTTGCTGGGGGATGTACGGAATGATGTTGTGCCACATCTTAATAAAACGGGCCGTGCACCGGCTACGGTAAACGAGCAAATCCGCACGCTATGCGCCATGCTGAAATTTGCCAAACGTAGCCACATTATTACCAACAGCCCTTTTGAAGATATTCCTTCTTTGAAACGGCCGCGGAAAGCACCGGATCCATTCACGATGGAAGAATACGAGCGATTCATTTCGGTGTTACCGGCTTCAGTTGTTAACTTATGGAAACTGGCCTTTTACGCTGGTCTTCGTCATGGGGAGCTGTGCGCACTTGGATGGGATGATGTTGATCTGGTCAATGGAAAAATTCACGTCAGTCGGAATCTGAACAACTATGATCAGTTCGGGCCGCCTAAAACGTCCGCCGGAGAACGAACGATCACATTGCTGGAGCCAGCCCTCGAAGCGTTAAGAGATCAGTTCCATCTGACCGGTGCAGACCAGACGACAGAAATCACATTTAACCATCGTGCGTATGCGAGCACTGATCAGCAGCACGTACGGTTTGTGTTTCGTCCGGTAATTAAATTTGCCGTTCCGAATCCCTATTATTCAAAAAACGCGCTGGGCTATAGCTGGAAGCAGGGACTAAAAAAAGCGGGAATACGCAGCCGTGTGCCTTATCAGTCTCGCCATACTTACGCATGTTGGTTGTTGTCTGCAGGAGCGATCCCCTCTTTCATCGCCAGCCAGATGGGGCATACTGATGCCAGTATGGTGTATAAGGTTTACTCGAAATGGATGTGTGATAAAGACCGGGATCAGGTGGAGCTTTTAAACAGTAAATTAGGCTAA